TAGATATAGCACTCAACACAGCTTTGACGGGATTATGGGTGATGTTAGAGTTGTAAAGGGTACGGCCTTATCTAGCTACACCCCACCAACAGCCCCCCTCACAGCCGTTACCAACACCAAGCTGTTGCTAAACATGTCAAATGGACAGGCGATTGATAGTGCTGCACAGAATAATTTGACGTTAGTTGGCACAGCTAAAACTAGCACAGCACAGAAACTATTTGGCACTGCGTCTTTGCTTTTGGATGGTAATAGTGACTTAGTAACATTTCCAACTGAAGCTGGTAATTTCGGCACTGGAAATTTTACAATAGAGTTTTCGTTTAGACTTGCGGCTGATGTTGGAAGCACACCTAACTCTTGCGTTGCTAAATGGGAAACGTCAGGGAGCCAACGTAGTTGGATGATCCGTATAGATAATGTTAGCTCGGCCAATAAGATGAAGTTTTTTGACAGTGCCGATGGGTCTGCTAATACTGGCGTAACTTTTTCTACCTCGTTTAGCAGTGAAACTTGGTACAAAATAGCAGTGGTTAATGTCTCTGGAACCGTTTCACTTTACGTTAATGGCACTGCCGATAGCACAACGCACAGTCTAGCTTCAGGTGCGCCATATGCGTCTACTGGGTTAGTTAGCATTGGAGCTAATGTGCCGAGCAACCCAGATAATTTTTTCAACGGTAATATTGACGAGGTGAGACTGAGCAAATTTGCAAGATACACAGGCAACTATACGGCTCAATCGGAAGCCTTCCCCGATAAAGGACAGTAACATGAAGATAGCAAAACTAGATGGCAGTAACATAGGCGAAATAGCAGAACACAAGTCTCTGTTTCCTAACACTTCATTCCCTAAAGCTGGCCCTGATGTTGATTGGCTTGCAGCTAATAGCTGTGCAGAGGTGGTTGTGTTCCTAGCTTATGACTCAGCCACACAAAAGAACGAGGCAGTCACGCCTTATTTGTCGGGCGGTAAAGTATATACGCGCCGTGTAACTGATATGACTTCTGACGAACGTGCGGCGGTGGTGACAGCGGCTAACGCAGCGACAGCAATACGCAACAGGGCAGAGCGTGACAAGCGTCTAGCTGCATGTGATTGGGTGGTGACTAAGGCGCTAGAGAGCGGCGGGTCTGTGCCTAGTGGTTGGGTTACTTATCGCACCGCTCTGCGCGACATCACTGCCCACGCCAACTGGCCCAACCTAACAGGGCCAAATATGGATGGCAGCGGCGGCGATTGGCCCGTGGAGCCTAGCTGATGCTTGGTTTTTCCCCACTAGCTGACAACTCCATTGCTGGTTTTGGCAATATCCCCGCTGACGTTGCGGTTACAGGGGTTGCTGGCACGGGGGCAGTAGGCACGGTTAGTGTCAAAGGCGTTGTTTCTGTTACGGGTGTTGCTGGGACCAGCGCCATTGGAACCGTAACCGCGCAAGGTGATACAAACATATCTGTCACGGGTCTTTCGGCTACGGGCGAGGTAGGTGTGTTAAATGTTTGGGGTGAAATCACACCCTCGCAAAATTCAAACTTCTCTGCTATAACTCCCTCACAAACACCGTCTTGGACGAATATTGCGGCATAGGATAATGACATGGCTAGTACATATGTAAACGATCTAAGGCTAGAAGAGATTGGTACTGGCGAAGCGTCTGGTACGTGGGGTACTAAGACCAACGCTAACTTAGAACTTATTGGTGAGGCATTTTCATACGGCTCTGAAGCTATAGCGGATGCGTCTACACACACTATTACAATGGCTGACGGCACTTCGGATCAAGCCCGTTCATTCTACCTTAAATGCACTGGCGGCGGTCAAGCCTGTACGGTCACACTGGCACCTAACACTGTGTCTAAGGTTTGGATGATTGAAAACGCTACCAGCGCAACGCTGACTTTCTCTCAAGGATCAGGGGCCAACGTTGCAGTAGCCGCGGGCGAAGTGAAGATGATTGCAACGGACGGTCAGGGCTCCGCCGCTGTGGTTTATGATCTGTTAACAGATGCTAACCTAGCAGGGACCACGGCTATTGCTGCTTTGAAACTGGCAGGCACAACAGTTACGTCCACAGGGGCAGAGTTAAACCTCGTGGACGGTTCTTCCGCGGGTACGATTGTTAACAGCAAGGCGGTAATTTATAGCAGTGGTGGTCAGGTTAACGGCACTACTTTGGCTATTGCGGGTACAGAAATTACTGCAACTGCGGCAGAGTTAAACTACAATGACACGGGCGCTGCGGTTGGCACCGTTGTAGCTAGTAAAACGGTCACGGCTGATGCCAACAAAGATGTAGCAAGCCTGCGTAACCTGACGCTTACAGGTGAGTTAGACGCGGCAACTTTAGATATTTCGGGTGCGGGTGATATCGACGGCGCTTTAGATGTTGGTGGTGCTTTGACTAACAGTTCTGCCGCAGTAAAGGTCGCGGGTGTAGAAACCATTTACGTTCCAGCGGGTGCAATGGCTCCCAACACTACGAACGGTTGTTCGGGTTTAGATCAAGTAGAACTATCAAACGGCCCAGAACTTAGAGTGCTGGATTTTGACGCAAGTTCAGAGGAAAATGCTCAGTTTACCGTATGCTTTCCCAAGTCTTGGAACGAAGGAACCATTACGTTTCAAGCATTTTGGACAGTCACGGGGACAGATACAGGAACGGTAGCTTGGGGGTTGTCCGGCGTTTCTATTGCTGACGATGTTTCTATCAACACAGCCTTTGGAACTAACGTGGTTGCTACGGCAAAAGCATTTAGCGGAACGTCCAATGACATGACTGTTTCTGCGGTAAGTGGCGCGGTTACTGTAGCTAGTGCCGCGGTAGATACGCAGACATACTTTCAGATTATGCGGGACGTATCGGCAGACGATCAAACAGGAGATGCTAGGCTTTTAGGGATAAAACTGTTTTACACAACAGACGCAAAGAATGATGCCTAATGACTTCTTTTGGATATGACATACTAGGGTTTGGCGTGGGTGGCGCGAGTACGGTTATCTTGCCAACAAGCACGTTGATAAACAACCTTAGCAACAGAAGTAATGTATCAACATCTAGTTTTTTAGTAAACAGTGGCACGTTAATTATACCCGCCGATTTTTGGTTATGGGCCAGTTCTGCAGGCACACCAGCGTTAATTGTAGACACGCCTAACGCAACCATAGAAAACTCTGGAAACATTGTCGGTAAGGGCGGCGACCTTTCTGGTGGTAATGCTATTAGCATAACCGCTTTAGGCGTTACAATTATTAACAACTCTGGTGCGTTCATCGCGGGTGCCGGTGGACGCGGTTCGCAGGGTAGAAATGGCTCTGCTGGTTACGGTGCTGGCGGTGGCGGTCAATCTGGAACACCCACGTTAGGGGCTGCGGGTGCTTCTGGCTCTGGAGCAGGCTCCGGTAGCGGCGGTGGTGCTGGAGGCGGCGGTGGTGCTACAACTTTTACTGGTACAGGTAGCGGTGGTCAGGGTGGCTATATACTTCCCGGATTGGGTGGTGCAGGTGGTAGTTCTAATTATGGGTCGGGTGGTGCAGGTGGTTCCGCTGGAAACGTAGGTGGAAACGGAACCCGTGGTGGTAATGACGCTGGTGGACCTCTTAACTCTAATGGTGGCGGCGGAGGTTGGGGCGCGGCGGGGGGCGGCAACGGCATAGATTCTTCTGGCAGCGCAGGCGGCAAGGGAATTGAATCTAACAGCAATAGTTTTACACTAACGAACAACGGTACTATTTACGGGTCACAATCGTGAGGGTGTTATGCCATTAACAAAGCTACAGTTTAAGCCCGGAATTAACCGCGAAACCACTTCGTATAGTAACGAGGGTGGTTGGTTTAATGGTGACAAGGTGCGGTTTCGCATGGGCTTTCCTGAGAAAATAGGCGGTTGGGTTAAAAACTCAGAGAACGCTTTTCTTGGTACGTGTCGTGCGCTGCACCCGTGGGTGGCTTTGTCTGGCGAGAAATACATTGGTGTAGGCACGGGCCTAAAGTATTACATTA